GAGGCAGAGCAAGCTGAGAAAGATGCGGAAGTAGAGGAGGCAGCGGAAGAAGTTACTCCAGAACCAGCACCGGAGAAAGAATCTATAGTAGAAAGAACCGTAGAGAAAGCAGCTAAGAAAAAGAAAATAATTACTAAAAAGCAGGTGGAAGCTGCGCGTGACAGGGCTAAAGCTAACCTCGGGAGGACTAACTCGTTAGGTGTAGCCTTTCATCCCCAAAATGTAGCTGACATGATTGTTACAGGCGCGTACTACATACAGGAAGGCGCACAGACGTTCACTGCCTTCTCTGAAGTTATGCTTGAGGAGTTCGGGGACGTAATCAAACCCCGCCTACGGTGGCTGTATGATAAGACGTTAGGGGAACACCCAGACCTGCTTGATGAAGCAAAAGATACAGGTGCAACCTTTGTTGTTGGCGAATCGACTCCACCCAAGGAATTTGGGCCACGTAAAAAGGCCGCGAAGAAGGACGTAGCAGGGGAGGCTGTCGCCACTGAAGTGCCAACTACTGCCACTGTAAAGCGTGAGTTACGTAATAAGCTTGAGTTAGAGTCGTTTGATGCTAGGCGCAGGCTGGAAGAGCGGTACGAATCTGGGCTTAGTAAAGAAGATATAGAACGGGAAAAGCTAGATAATGCTGATGTTGATGAATTGTTTGGTGCCCCATACAGGGAACTTGTAGATTCAGGGGTGGTACGCAAGCCAGATTTACATTTTGATTTTTCTGAATCAGCACCTGAGAACTACCTAACAGAAGCCGACTATAAAGTAATACTGGAGTTGTACAAAACGTACAAGTTAGATTTACCTATGGTCACGAACCCCGATGATGCAGGGACTGCCTTCCGGTATCTGAGTGGTAAACCTCGCCCAGAAGATGCACTGCATTTACTAGCGCACAGTATAGCTAGGGGTGTACCTACATACAAAGTCTCTACCTTAAACAAAAAGCCTGACCTGCACCTCAAAGAAGTAGAGTGGCAGATGAAGCAGACTGGTAAGAAGTTTGATGAGAAGTTCCGTAACTGGATACAGGATAACCTGTCCAAACAAGCAAACACTATACTTGATGCCCGCATAGCTAGCATAAGGGCGGTAATACATAAGAAAGAGCGAGGGCTACAGGATAGGCAGCAGATACAAGACGCACTCAATGCGAGGGCAGTAGCAGACGCATTAGCTATAGCAGAGGGCAAGCAGACGTGGGAAGAGCGGCAGCGGGAAGCTGCTATAGAGGCTACTAGATCGCCTGCCAGTACATATACTGATGAGGAGGTTCTAGCTGCCAGTATGGTGCCTCAACCGTCAGACTATCTTGAACTTAAGTCCATAGGAGCCATACCAAATAGGCTATACGAGGCTATGTCAAAGACAGATATGGCTGATTGGCGACGTATTGCTGTATTGGAAAAGCAGTTAGTTAGTGATTCGGTGATGTTCCCAGGACCACACCTGCCACCTGGCGTGAAGGAATTTATGAATTTGCCCGTAGGCTTACGGAAAAGGGTGCATAGTGCCACAGCGACATCTGTAAGCGAGGCTAACGTGGAGGGTGCTGTAGATAGATTACAGACCATATCCCAACGACAGGAAGCAGACGCAGAGCTAGTTCGGCAGGAGGAGGCGGAAGCGCAACAAAAACAAGATGATATGAATAGGGCTGGCGTAGGCACTACAGAGGACAGAGCCCCTACAGTAGAAGAGGAAAGCACCGGAGCCTTCGACGAGTATGAATTACTCCTTGATGCCATAGAAGAGACTGCGCTACCTGTGCATCCAGTGGTAGGTACACTGCTAGGTAATGGGAACCTACGTGGGGCGTTAGCCATTATGGCTAGTACCTCTAATAATGAGATGATACAGAAACTATCATCGAAACTACTAGGTAAGTTAGGCAACACTAGGGTGGTGGTTGACACTAAACTTAAGAACAACAGGGGGAAGCGTGTTGCAGGTTTGTTTGACCCTAAGACAAATACTGTACACCTAGACAAAGAAGTAGGGATGAATAGTCATGTGATACTGCATGAGGTTACACACGCCCTTATCAGCCACAAGCTGACTAACAGCAAGCACCGTGCTACACGGAAGCTCAACAATATATATGAGAAAACAAAAGGTCAGTTGGGCACTATGTATGGGGCTACCAATCTGGATGAGTTTGTGTCTGAGGTGTTTAGCAACCCTAAATTCCGCGAGGAGTTGGCTAGGATACACCCAGAGAATAGTATTGCGTCGGCACTACGACAGGTGGCTAATACAGTAATAGAGTTTGTTAATAAAATACTGGGTACAAAAGTGGGTTCTATAGAAGCACCTATTGACCGTCTTATAGAGGGCTTACTTGCACCCGCACCGCAGCATCGTAACGCAGGGCAACTATCGGCAACAATGGATAGCGTGGCTAAGTTGTGGGACATTATGGGTGATGCACACCAGTTCATACAGGACAACAAACCGAAGGATTGGAAGGAAGCCTCTAAGGACTCCTTCATGCAGTTGATAAACAACGGGCACGCTAACGCTAGGGAGGCTGGGCTGTCCTTAGTGGATTTACAGCGCATAAGAGAGATAGCGAAAGCGACAGGGTTTGGTGATCTAGGTAAAGAACTTCAGGTAATTGCAGAGAAGCAGCGTGGGGCTATGCACAGGTCTGACCTGAAAGTAAGTAGGGTGCAGTACATACTATTAAAGTGGCGTAAGGCTAACAGGGATAAGAAGGGCATCGAGATATTAGACAGGCTTATATACAGCATGGACTACGGTGCAACCATATGGCAGGTAGACCCTACGCTCACTGAAGCGCAAGCTAAAGACAGGTACAAGCACGATAGAGAGAAACTAGGTGTGTGGTATAAACAACGCGCAGATTGGGAGGCACTGGGTGGGATGTACTCAGGGGGTACTTCTGGTCAGAAGGTATACACCTCAATGCGGGATATGTATAAGAACCAACTACACGACCTAGAAGAAACAATAGTGTCTCGCCTGACTACCCTTGTTGGGCCTGATGAGGCTATCTCTGTAAAGAAAGATATATTCGCTAAGATGTTTGATAAGGACTTCCTAGAGGTCTACTTCCCGTTGGTGCGGGAGGGGCGGTATAAGGTCGGGTATAACATTAACACTTCAACTGAGTCTGGTAAAGCAGTGGCTAAAGTGTCAGGCGATATGTACATGATGGAGATGGTAGGCACGGAAAGGGAAGCTAAACGACTGATGAAGAAGCGCCAGTCAGACCCCGATGTAATTGCGGATTCAGTGCATATTGTTGATACTGCTTCCGAGAAGAAAGCGAAGGAGTTCAATAATTCTGCGCCCCCCTCTGCGTTCGTCAGTCAGGTTCTGGATAAGATAAGCAAGGCAGAACTTAAAGGCGTCCCCTCTGATGCTAGGGCTGACCTCCAGAGGTCTATACGGGATTTGTTTGTAGACACTTTACCTGAGACTTCTTTTGCCCAGACGCTACGCACACGGAAGAACACCCCCGGACACCTACAAGACTCAGTAACTGCTATTAGTACTAAGGCGTATGACATAGGTAGGCAGACAGTACGTATGGAGCATAGCGGGAAGATACTAGCGGTAGAGGACATGATCGAGAGTACAACCTATGAAACTCGTAGGGATAAGGATAAAACAGAAGCTAGTTGGAAGTTAGGTCGCGGTATACTGCCGGGACTTCCTTTTAACGCTGTTAAAGACGAGCTACGTAAACGCGCAGAGTTCATACGGAACCCCCCACCTGACCCGTGGGCACAACGTGCCAACCAGCTAGCGTTTATATACACCATCGGCTTTAACGCATCCTCTGCTGTGGTGAATATGTCACAGGTTACGCTGTTTGTTGTGCCCTACCTCGGGGCTAGGTATGGATACACAGAGACAGGTAAAGCGTTCAAGGACGCTACTAATCTGGTGTCTAGTTCCTTTAAGGGTGTAAATATAGGGCTGGATCAACTTTATGACGTGTCAGACAACGGTAAGTTCACTATACGGGATGATGTAAGTGCAAACCGAGGGGAGCTAGGTAGCATCACTACACTGTTAGAAGTAATGGCAGACAGAGGGCTACTCAATCAGGCAGGTTTTATATCTGACAGTCTAGGTCTCAACGAATCTAGCAGGCGCAGTATGGGCGGGCCTGCCTCTAGGGTTATACATGCGTTCACCGCTGCCTCTGCACATATGTTTAACACTGCGGAACGGTTTAACAGGCAGACTACCGCTGTAATGGCATACAACCTTAAGCTAGACGCCCTGAAGGGGGATCGAACAGATATATCCGCAAAGGAACTACAAGCTATGCAGGTGGAGGCTGCACACCAAGCTATATTCGATGTGCAGGAAGCCAATGGTGGAGCCTTTCTCGAAACCGCACCGCGTCTGACCCAGAAGAAGTTGGGACGGGTAGCATTGATGTATAAGAGTTTCGGGTTACGTATGAACCTTACCATGCTTAAGGCAGGTATCCAGTCTATTGAACATTCGTTTAAGGGTAACGACCCTGAGTCCAAACGGCTACGTAAAGAAGGTATCAAACAGATAATAGGGTGGCACTTAAGTAGCTTACTGATGGCAGGAGTGCAGGGTGTACCTGTGTATGGTGCAGTTAAGCTAATTGCAGATATGTTCTTCCGGTACGATGACGATGAGGACTGGGATACCTACGTACGGAAACAGATAGAGGAGGGGTGGTATAAAGGCCCAATCACAGCCATGATGGGGATGGACGTGGCTAGTAGGATACGACTCTCACAGCTATTACTCCAAGACAATAGGTATAACCACAAACCTTCTCCTGAAGAATTCATAGGATTTCAGCTAGGAGGCCCGTTCTTCAGTACAGCTAAACGGTTCTTCCGTTCTTATGCTGATTTTTCTGAGGGTAATACTCAACGGGGGGTGGAGTCTATGCTACCTCCTGCACTTGCTAATATCTACAAGGCAATGCCGGGAGGCAGGCTACAGAAAGAAGGTGGGTACTACACTCGTAGGCGTGATCCTATATACAACGATGTAACCACGGGGGAACTGGCGACACAACTGTTTGGATTCGCCCCTACGGAGTACACGTACCGCCAAGAGAAGAACATGGCGAAGCATAGGATAGACGCAGAACTAAATGCCATACGTTCTGACCTACGGAAAAAATACTATGTAGCTTTGCGTACTAGGGATTCGGAGTTAATAGGGGATGCCTACGATGAGATTCTGGAGTTCAATGGCAAGCATAGGAAGGCCGCACTTTCTGCTACGGAGATACAGCGGTCAGTAGACGCACACACAAAAATATCTGCGAAGATGCAGAACGGGGTAGCGTTTAGTCCGTTGTTTGAGAAGCTGTTAGCAGATTATGACTGGGATTAAAAAGGGACTCCCTGCCATACACAAGGAGCCCCTCTAGGAGAACGACTAAGGTGAGTAGCCCTAGCTGTCAGGCGGATTGTATCACATAGTTCGCCATACACGTAAACCCATTTTCTTGTCTTCTATACGTACTTGTGCTACGTACTGCCACTTCAACTGAGAGAATACCCAGCGTACCTGCGTTTCAGCTAGCCTAGTATTAAGGCATGGCACGAATATAGAGGACTGCACCTTCATATCCTTCCACGGCACTATAATACGCACCCCATCGGGACTCAGGTCAGAGGTCGTCAGTATCCTCGTTGTCTTTATTGCCATCTACCACTTCATCCATTGTGCCTTCGGGGAACTCCATAACAAACACATCCGCAGGGGGTAGCTTCAGGGCTGTACCCTTACTGAGTCGCATCTTACCGCGCTTGCATTTACAGTGCTCCTTAAGTTGTCGCTCTAGGTCTCTGAAGTTGATGTGTTTCTTACCACACCACAGCTTGAGTATCTTAGGTACAATAAAGAACTTGTTAGTATCCTTCTCGTATCGTACATATAGTTTACCCCGTGCGACCTCATCAGGTATAACAAGTCTCTCTATGCCTTCGTCGTTGTTCTTCCTACCATCGTATGTGCTAGCTGTTGAAATAGTGAACCCATAATTGTCGTGTAGGAATCTAGCCATTACATCGTATATCGATGCCTCCAAGCTGCTACTACTTATCTTATTCTGTGGTAAGAGTACATCCATAACCCATTCAAATATAGCCTTGATGCTGTAGTTAATCAGGCCAATCCGTCTTGCTATGATTAGCCCTGCTATGGTGTATGTTACGCCAGCAGACCAGAACCTATTAGGTTGCTTTAGCTCCCCTATAGTGTCCACCTTCTCCTGCACTTCCAAACATATCCTGCGTACTTCGTCCACGTTGTTTATCACCCACTGCACAAACACAGGGCCAGCATGTCCGTAACATTCTTTAATGTCGTTCTCAAAAATATCGGTTTCTTTTTTAGAGGAAAACATATGGGACACATCAGGCACAAAACATTCCAGTATCCGCTGGGCTTCTGCTTTAGGTGCCTCCTTATCCATGCTTATAATCTCTACGATACTACGGTTAGCCGTTGTGAGAGATATTAAGTTCCACGACTCGCCCCTGTACCTCTCTTGGTTACTGTTAGCAGACATGCGGTTTTTTTGGTGCCCAGTAGAAACTCCATACACTTGATCAGATGCAGCTTTCGGCTCTATGTTAGTTATCTCGTCTACCCCGAAAGGTATATTGCGGTACACCTCTGCGCGGTTCATGCTACTTGCATCCGAGTCTTTGAATTGCAGTACCAAAGAATCAGGGTTGCCCCACAAGCCAAGCGCTGAAAACATAGCCGCTGACTTAGCTACTCCCGAGCCACCACTATGTAGGTGCATAGTCACCCCGCTCACATTAGCTAGAGGCATTAGTATGGAGCCGAATCCTGTGCCAAGCACGAACTGGTATAGCTCTAGTCCCTCTCTATTCCAGAAGTTTACGTTATTCTTCCACTGCTCCAGTGTGCCCTTGGGTTTGAAGTAGGGGAAATACTGTACTGTCTGTGCAGCAGGAGCGTTAGCCTCTATCCTATCCCCGTAGATTACCTTATCTCCTAAAACGAACTCGTCCATCTTATCGTTAGTCCAACCGAACTGTTTGTGTGCATTTTCGGCTACTACTTCTGACTGTAGCTTATTTATCCATGACATGGCATACCCCACTAAATCTCCTACTCTGGGCACTGCCACACCCTGTTCGGATAATATTTTCCTGAATTCCTCCTGAGAGGTGACAGTTTTAAGAGGTACAGTGAACTCCCGTACCCCATCCTTGGGCAAGTGCAAACGCATGACTATGCTTTCTCCGAACTCAGGATCATGCACACGCTTCATTACATATAAGTCGTTATGGTAGACATGTTTTTCAAGAGGCTCTCCCTTCTTATCTACCGTCTCCATATAGATACCCCCACCTACGCCTCTAAAATATGGTGCAGGGTACTCAGGTATTGTGTATTCGGTGTCATCTGCGAATAGCGTTTCGTCACCATCTGCTCTTTCGTATGAGCTACCCAGTGATACGGGGGATTTTATGTCACCAAAGTTGGGGCAGTTTTCACATATCCCTGCGTTGAACTCGTTGAATGATTCACATAGGTATGGCCCCTTGATTTGCTCAAACTTCTTTGTGGTTTCATCCTCGTTATAGTCAGGGTGTTTGTTAGATATGAGGTGGGCAGCTTTCTCCCCGTCCTCACAGAATTTGGCTATGGATAATCCTGCTCTCCATAGAGGTTCACTAACTTCTTCCTGATTCACTATCAGGTATTCAAGTTGTTCACACCCCTTACCTTCGCTTGTTTTGGTAAGTATGTCCTTGAAGTTATTCTTTTTGTTGCCCAACAGGGCTTGCATTACCGCACCAGCACCTTCTATATGTTTCACAGGAGGAGGCAGGTTGTCTGCGCCTATGGCAGCTATGAAGTCGTCGAGGTTTACAGGGGTTATATCTGAGCTACCAAAAGGAGTTACCACTTTCCCACAGTCGGGCTTGTGGTTGTGCGTACCCATAACACGTAACACTTGTGCTCTATCAGCGGGTACTGAATGGTCTACAGATAGCCCATGCGCCCTAAGCATCCCCTTAAAATGTTCTGCTATAGGTAGCCACTCCTCGGAGGGCACGGGTTCTTCCAAAGGCCAGTAGACGTGTACACCACGTCCTGAGTTAACCATAAATGGTTTAGGTAACTTCAGCTTCTTACAGAATTGCCGCAGGGCTTTAATTGCTTCTTCTTGTGTAGGGTAGTCTTTCTTTTTACCATCACCACAATCTATATCTAGGAAAAATGACCTGACTTGTTTTGAGTTCTCCGCTTCTCTGGACTCATCAGTCTTAAAGGTGGATACCGCAAAGTAAGTATCATACCCCTTCTTATCTAGCCTGTTAGCATTCTCGACTAGCAGTGGTATGGTGTTGTAATGGTTCTGTATTATACGTTCTGTTTCAAGATGATAGGCCAACAAACAGTAGTGCCCATCGTCACCTAATATCTGCTCCAGCAGTTGTTCTACGTCCATTGTTGTTACTCATTACGATCTGTGGGAAGGTGGGGATCACAGAGACATTAGGTTAAGGCGAGTTACTTCAGTGCCTCCTAGACCCCCATTGAATTATTGATTAATCGTCATCCCACGCATCAATAACGCTGTCCAACCCACCAGACGCAGCGGCAGCTTTCTTCTTACCCTTAGTAGTTACTACAGGTTCGTCGTCTTCCTCTTCAGCGGCAGCTTCCTCCTCTTTCTTTTTAGCTGGGGCTTTCTTCTCGGCAGCGGCCTTCCTCTTAGGTTTAGGTGCGGGCATATCATCTTCTGCATCATCGTCAGCATCTTCGCCAAAGGGACTACCCTCACCATTATCGTCAGCGTTCTGGTCGTAGCCTTCTTCAACATCGAACGGAGAAGTGATAGTCATAGGTGCCAGCTTGATAACCTGTACAGCATTGATACGTAGGCTAACACCGTAGGCAGTAGGCATCTTAAAGGCAACCATAGTTACCCCTAAATTAACAGTGCTACCTCCGGTAAGTACAAAGTCTTCCTTGCCGATAAGCACGTTGTTGGCATCAAAGATACGTGGGGGCTGTGTAGCTTCTCCATCGTAGGCACCCTTCAGTTGGGTTCGCCCCACATATATCTCGTTACCATCTGCGTCTTCTTCCGCGTCAAACGGAAGCTCTAACTTCTCAGGCCAAGTGGCTTTCTTGTTCTCCAGCCAGAAGGGTTTCATCTTTTTGTACAGTGCCTTGGCCTCATGCTCACTAAACGAGAAACGTGTCTCGTATGCAGCACCATCGTCTGTAGGTTTACACGGGACAGTCTTGTTCTCGTCATCGTCAAACCTGTAGGTTCGGTTCAGTCGAGGATAGACTAGCTTTACACCTTTCAATACCAATTTATTATCGGTAGCCATAACTTAGTTCTCCAGTTGTGCGTCTTGTGTGAATCCTTCTTCTACCTCGAATGGAGATTCACTATTTGTGTCGCCTGTATAGGCGTCGGTATCAATAGCTTCAAGGGCATCATCGTTACCGATAACTCTTTTCACTATGTCAATTTCATCTTCCTCCAGTGGTCGCTGGGGGGCGAACAATATTACAGGAAAGTCACCGTCGCAGTTAGAAACTATACGAGTGTATAACGCAACGGATGTGGTCTTGTGCTTCACCAGTAGTTTTGCATATTCCTGCAACCCGTGAAAGGGCTTCTCAAAGTTTTTCCCAAATATCGAACTGGCAGGTACATGTAGCTGGTGTACTTCCTCTAAATCATCTTCCAGAACAACGGCCAGCTTCTGGGAAAATCTGCATGCCCTACCACTGGCACCTCGTATATTCTGCTTACAGTTCATACACCTACGGGACTGTATGTTTGCTTCTGGTACGTTTGGTGAAGGTTGCCCCCCATCTGGCGACCAACATGTAGGTGCCTGCGGGTTATCAGGGTCATACTCACCACCCCAATAGGCACGACTGATACCAGAAGAATTTACTATAACCGCCAGCACTTCCTCACTGTCTGGTATGTTTAGTTTTCTCACACATCACCATCCACGTCTAACAGCTTTGCATCAAGCGGCTCAAAGGGGCTTTCTTCTGTCTCCCCCTCCCCTAACAGTACAGCAGTTATCATCTTCAGGTTGAACCTATAGGTAGTACCAGCTTTGAGATAAGTACTCCTTGGTATGTGTCCCTTACGTAACCACGCACGGGCTGTGGATGTGGATATAGAAAACTCTTTTGCTAGTTCGTCTATGGTGGCTGTAAAATCTTTTGGGTCTGGCATCACGCTTTCCTCACGGCAATAGTGTATTTAGAATCTACTTGTAATCCTGCGGGATGACTCTCGGGGTTATCCTCAAGGAATTTTTTCATGTTACGTTGGGCGATCCGCTTCTCCAGAAGTTCAGGCACGTTGTGCTCCATGACAAACTTGTGCATCTCTTCCCAATCATTCACCCAGTAATTAGTTTTGACAGACCGAGTAAACGTACCCTCGACAGTCTTGCCTCCCTCCTGCCCAGTCTCGTCACAATGGGCTAACAAGGCAGCACTGATAACGTCCAGTTGCTCCTTGAGGGCATTATCTTCTTCAGAAAAGGCTTTCTTTACATCAGCACGTCTGTCCCGTATTTTCTTGTACGTACCGACGAGTTTATTTAGGTCTTGTGACATCCCGTTCTCCAATGGGTTTGTGGACTAACCACTATACTGATGAGTTGTTAGCTAGTCAAGCAATTCTTTGTATAAATCTAGTATTCGTGAGTGAACATCTATTTTCTTATCTAACATTGTGTAAACATGTTTCTCTACAGCAGAACTTTGTAGCTGTATTACCGTACATTTGTGATCCTGCCCTGCCCTATGCACCCTAGCGTTCGCTTGCAGGTAAGTCTCTAGGGAGCTTGTTGGCCCCCACCATACCACGGTGCTAGCTGCTGTCAGTGTTACCCCGTGAGCGGCAGATTTGGGCTGTATGACTAGCACCTGTGGATCATCCTGTGTCTGGAACTTATCAAATATTTCTGTACGTTTGCCAGCGGTTACATCCCCACGTATGACCTCGGCAGTTATCCCATCCCCCCGCAGCTTGTTGGTCAATATGTCGATAACGTTCTTGAATGGTGCAAAGATAAGCACCTTCTTACTGGACTCGTCTATGACTTCTTTCAGCACCTTGTAGCGGTGCTTTATGTCAAACTCCAGCGTGTCCCCTTTGTCGGTATATACAGCGCCACAGGATACCTGTAGTAGCTTGCTCATATTCACCGCAGCGTTGACTGCTGTTACCTGTTGACCGGCAGCCTCTAGTACCATAGTCTCTCTTAACTTCTTATAGTACCTCTTCTGTTGGGCTGTCATTTCCACATCACGGGTCACGTACACCATATCAGGTAGGTCTAGGCACTCGTCCTTGGCGAAGCATATAGCTGGCTGAAGTACTCTGTGTACAGTATCGGTAGCGTTTGGTTTAGGTACCCACTTGAAGCGTGTCACCTTGTACATCACCATGTCCCTGAATGACCCAGCGAACTTGGGTACAGCTATTGGGTTGATTAGTTTAGCTAGCCCGTAGGCGTCTACTGGACTTTGGGCAGCGGGTGTACCTGTCATCAGCCATAGCCATGTGTTCGGTTTGATAAAACTGTACAGGGCTTTCCAGCGATCTGTCGTGGGGTTCTTGTAGTGTGTCCCCTCGTCTATGATAATCAGGTCGTAGTTAGCAGCTCCCAGCTCTTCCTTTACTATGGCTATCCCATCGTAGTTAATGATTGTGTACTCAGCGTCACCCTTCAGTATCTCCCTACGCTTATCTGCCTTCTTGTTGTAGGCAATATCCACGGTACGGTGCATGGCAAACTTGAATAGGTCTGCTCGCCACGCGCTGTCCATGATAGACAGGGGACATACTATAAGTACTCTCTTGATCTTCCCTATGTTCATCAGGTAATCAGAAGCCCATATAGCACTGGCTGTCTTACCTGTACCCTGCTCATTGAAGCAAAAACAACGTTTGTTCAGGGTCATAAAGGCAGAGGTTTCTTTCTGGTGGTGAAATGGTCTATGTCTACCAGGCCAATCGTAGGTAGCTAAGATAGGAGAAGGAATTACTATACCTAGATTCTTGAGTACCTGCGCCTCATCCAGCCCCCACTTAACTAATACCTCATTAGCAGCCATTTGCTTGCTCTTGGGTATAACCTCCGTGACTCTTTCGGGGTCGCGTAGCTTGAGCAATACTGCCCTGTCCTTGACTATCTGCAACTCGTTCTCCTGTTTAACTTAGTGGTACTAGGATAGATTCCCGTTCTTTCTTAGCCCCTTGGGATGTAACCATAGTAGCTACATCAGTGTTATATCCTGCCTTGTGTCCTTCACTACGCCACATACGTTTACCCCTAAGCACTAACGCCCAAAAATCGTAGTGGTGGTAGGGTGGATAGGTCGAACAGGCTAATGTACCTACGTTTACCCGCCCTGCAAACAGATTGAATGCGTCCATAGAGTCTAACCTAATACCCCCAGAAGGTGTCCATGCTCCTTCTATAACATATGGGCCTAAAAATACTGGCAGGTTTAATTCCCTAGCGTAAGCCGCGCACTGCTCAAAATAAGATGCTAGTTTGGTGACGTTAGTCCCACGCTCATATGCGGTATGTAGTTGGGGTTTACACTCAATACCAAATTGCAGTAGTTCGCCCTCACCCTCTACGGATACTAGGAAATCAATCTTCTTACCATTGGGCAACTTATACTGCTCTTCGTATACCCACTCGGCCTCCAGTGCAAGCCCACGTATTACTTCTGAGGCTTCTGCTTCCGTGGCTATAGCTTTGATAATACTCATTTCTTCTTCTTCTTACTCTTACGTTTCTTTTTCTGTGGCCCTTTCTTTTTGTAGTTATTGCTCCGGTTCACACTAGGGTCTTTCAATGTGTACCCATCCTTATTAGTGCCACCTTTACTCAAGGCTTTCTTGTGGCTTATGTCCTTGTCCTTGCGGTCAACTCCTTCCCTGTCTAGCTTGCGCCTAGCCCTAGCGCGGGTAGCACGAGCCTTCTTCTCATTCCGCTTCTTCTGCATCTCCCACTCATGCTTATAAGGTCGTTTCTTGTTTACATATGGCATACCTAATACTCCTAATTTCTCCCGTTATGACTACATTCTAATACAGGGCAGTGCCTATGGCATAGCCCACTTGGTACAGGATTCCACACGTCGTTATCATATGCACTGTCCATTTGCCCAAACTTGCCTATCCACTTCTTCCACAGCTTAGGCACGTCATTCAGGGTGTACCTGTCCTTTATAAACCTATTCTTCACAGCAAACAGCAGGGCGGCATCAATGGTAGTGACCACAGGGAAGTGCTTAAAGACTGCCAGAGCCATCAGTTCTAGTTGACCTTTGTCTGCGTACTTATCGTTACCTGACTTATAGTCCACCACGCGGGCGTAGCCTTTGTCTGAGTCCAGAATAAGGAGGTCAACCACACCGCGCCACCAAACGTTGTTACTAAAGAATCCACAAGGTTCCAACTCTGCTGTAAGTCCCATACGGTACTCACACAACCTCATGTCTCCCCTACGCTTCAGTGCATCGAGGGTACGCCGCATGAATGTGAACTCGACAGGGAGCGGTACGTTATCCCGCACGTATAGCTCGGCAGCTTTGTGTAGCTCGGTGCCATACCGCATCGCATCTGTTTCCCTCTCAGGATACTGGGCTAGTACCTTGACGTGGTGAAACTGTTTAGAGCAAGTCTCAAAAGAATGTAGCTTACTGTACGACCAAGGTGCTGCTGTTGTGGCTGGTTTACTCATTCACAAGCTCCATATGATTCTCCAACTCCCACCTCGCAACCCAGCGGTAAGCCCTTTGCCCACTCTGGTACATGTCGTAGGCACTCTGCTACGTACTCAACTGCATTATGTGAGTCGTGTTCTCTGGTACACACAGCTATCGAGTCATGCACAGTAAGGACTGGCTTATATTCTTTAGCTATCAGTATCATCTGTTCACCTACGATAATCCGTGCAAGTGCCTGACACAGATTCTCTACTACTTTCCCACCATATATCTTTGTATTGCCTCTACGGGTGAGATAGAAAAACTCTTGTCCTTCTGGTGTTTTCTCTACAGCTAAACCACTGTACCTAAGTATCAGACCAGAAGGCAGTAACAACCCCTCCTCCTTCGGCACTACTTCTATTAACCCATCCCTACCTATGGCAGTAGCGTTACCATTGTGTAAGTAATGGAGGGCTACCCCGCAAGTGTCCCAAAACTCTGGGATGAATCTATAGGTACTACGATACACACGTATGATACGTCTTGCCTCGCTGAGTGTTATCTTTGTGCCAAGCGAACGTAGTTGGTCTTGAAAGCGCACCGCGCCCATACCGTAGCCACTACCGAGTATCGTGGATTTGCCTACAAACCTTTGCAGCTTAGTAACCTTGGTGTGGGCTTTTTGGTATATCTTACCAGCCATTGTCTTGTATACGTCATCACCATTAGCAAAGGCTTCTACCAAACCTTCCTCCCCTGCTATCCATGCCAGCACTCTGGCTTCTATCTGCGAGGAGTCACCGTCAATGATTACGTGTCCAGCGGGGGGTATGATGCTTCTCTTAAGTACCTTACCGTTCTGTCCCCTATTAGGTAAATTCTGTAGGTTTATCTTGTCGTCCCCACCCCAACGACCTGTGTGGGCTGCATAGTACCGCACCGGAACAGGCAGCAGACCCCGCTTGGCTATACCTATGAACCGCTCTGTGCGGGTTTCCTCTAAAGTACTTTTAGTACCTAGCCGTGCGGCTACGAGAGCCTGTACCCTGTCATCCTCATGCTCCTGCAATGCCATAAATTCTTTGTCTGTCTTAGCAAAGGCGAACACCTCTTTGCCTGTAGTGGGACTGGTCTTTATTGGCGGGTATACCCCTAGATCAGTAAGCAGTTCAGCAAACTTGATACCACTCATTAACTCCTTTTTTGTGCAGTTGACCTTCGCCAACAGTGCTTCCTTATTATCCTTGACATTCTCCAGATGTTCTTCCAGTAGTGTTACATCTAGGTCAAGGGTAGGTTCAGTGAACATACGCAGGGTCAGGTCTATCAGGTCTAACTCATGTTTAGGAAAACTACTTTGTCCAATAACACCAGAGGCCATGATCTGAAACAACTGTAAGCACAACTCAACATCGTTTATACAGTAGTCACCATAGGCACTCAGTTCATCGGGCGCAAAGTCCTTGCGACGTTTACCCATTGCGTCTACTACCTCTGTGCCTTTCTCTCCTATCTCATACCTCTTAGCTAGAGCAGCTAGGGAAGCCCCTACTTCTACCCCATGAACCGCCCTAGCTATACATAAAGTACACGCGAGTACCTTGGGGTGTATGTCAAATATCCAGCTAAGTATGGCACCATCAAACATATTGTTATGCGCCAGTGCCGTACTGTTAGCCCAATCAAATCTATCTAGGTATTTCTTGATAGCCTTATGTGAACCACTGGCCCACTCAGGCTCCTCATTGTTTACCTGTATACTCACCCCAATGACTTCAAAACGAGGGTCACGTATGTACGCCTCAGTAGTCATCTTACGTAGGGAGTAGTCCTTGTCGTAATAAGTTTCAAAATCAAGGGTGATTATGTCCATTAACTACTTGTCCGTAGAGTGCAGGAAAGTTATCTTCTGCTTCTTCTCCTTACGCATAGCATGGTACTCCAGTTGCACCTTAGCAGAATTAATCATCTTCCCTGCTAAATTAGCCAACTCCTTTGCAGCTTTTACATCTACTGTACCTGTACGTAACCCTTCAAAAGTTTCTGATAGGTTGTCTCTCAACTCATTTACGTTCTTCATAGTGTAGCTCTCCTAAGTTTAAGTTGCGCCTTTTTAGCATCCACTAAGGCTTGTGGTATCTCTTCTTTGGTCAAAGTACTGTTCTTCCGTAGCTGTGTTATTGCATACCTATCTGTTTCTTTGTACATCGAATTGACACAGAGGGTG